CAGCAAGCTAGAAAAGCACATGAATTAGAAGCACAGTCATATCGTGAACAAGCGGATATGGCAAAGATTGAAGCTGGTCAAAAAGAGATAGAGCGTAACCGTAAACTTCGTATTCAACTTGCTGCACTTGGAACATCAATGTCTGCTCAAGGTGTGGCTCTTGGCACATCTCAATCAGTTTCCGCTTTAGCCACCGATGAAACCAGAATAGCTAAACAAGATGTGGATACTATTAGGCTTATGGGTCAGTCAGAAAGGCGTAAGTTTGCGTTGAGTGCTGCTGGTTCTGATGCTGCTGCTTCGGCTGCTACTATGGGTGGTTTTGCTAAAACTCTTGGTGGTCTTTATAGTATTGATAAAGGTGTAGGCTAATGGCTTTTAAGAAAACAGGCGGTAGAACTTCTTTTGTACAGCCAACTGGCATGCCAGATCTTAGCGGTTTCTTTGACTCAGCAAGGACAATGCAGGAGATTGGTAATCTTACAAACAGCATTGGTACTGATATTCGTAAGCGTGAATACAATGATTTAATTCGTGATGCAGAGATTGATGGGTCGACTGCTGGCGCTGTGTTTAAAGATGGTAAACTACAACCTTTAGTAAACTTTGATTACGCAAGGGCTACTGAGACATACTCAAGTGGTGATCAGAAAAATGTTCTAGATGCTTATCGTAAATCAGCAATTAGAACGTATGTATCTGCTGCTTCAAACGATATTGATCTAGCTGCACAAACAGCATTGGACAATAACGGAAATGATCCAGATGGCGTTCGTGGGTCTTTTAGTGGATTTATAGAGGGCCTTGAAGATCTCGATCCACAGATTAAAGCTGCTCTTATGCCAAAAGCTGTTAAAGCATTTGGTGTTGCTGAAAACAGGGCTTTAGCGCAGCAACAAAAAGAAGCAAAAGACGATTCTATTTATCAAAATGGAGAAGCTTTCCAAGCTCTTTCTGTTGAAAAAGGAAAGCTAATTGCATCTTTTGATGATGATGAAGCAGGGAATGAATCAAAACTTGCTCGTTTAAGAGAGATTGAAAGTGAACAGTCTCAAATTAAAGAATCATTAACTCTTAACGAAGTATCTGCTGAGAAAATTTCTAAGATAGAAGATGCTGATCGAACTGTTGTAGCTGCTCGTGTAGGTACTAATTACATTAAAAAGATATATGCAGCTAACGGTGCAGAAGCGGCACATAATGCAGCAAGTGATATTGAAGAGCAAGCAAAGCTAAATCCTGATCTTGATGAAAAAGTTCTTGGTGAGATAGCGCATCAAACTGTTTCTTCATTAATCTCTATGGATGCTTTGAGAGATAGAGAAAATACTAAATTACAAAAGTCTATATTTAATGATCTTAATTACCGTGTACAGACTGAAGGTCTTGATATTAATAATCTTTTGCTTGATCCAAAAAGTGATTTTTTTAAATTAGATGGAAGTCAAAGAACAACTTTATTATCTGTTTCAAAACAAGGGCAACAAGAGTTAACTAATGTAGTTAATAGTCAAAACCAAAAGATTCTTATAGATCAAAGAGCTATAATAGATAACCCAGAGATACATACTGTTGATCAGGTTAGGGCTGCTGGCAGAGCTATTTCAGCTATGCGTGATAATGGTGATATAACTTCTTACAAAGACTTTGTAGATGCAAAGATGGCTTTTAGAAAAGCTGCCGCATATTACAATACAGGTACTAGAAACGATATTGCTTCTTCTCTTTACTTTGAACTCAATAAAGATACTAGCTCTTTTATTGAGACTCCTGCCTACTATAATACACCTGAGTTTATTTCAAAGCTTGAAGCAAATGGTGTTATTGGTCCTGATAGCCCACACTACAAAACAAGAGGTGCTTACGATAAAGCAATAGCCTCTTACGTTAAAGCGTATCAGGATCGTGCAGATGGTGTTGCTTCGGCTAATAAAGCTGAACGCAAAGCTAAAAACAATATTCCTCTTAGTGCAGATGAATTAAACAAGCTTGTAGAATACAAAGGGTTTGATAAGTTTCGTACTAAGAATGAATCAGGGCAAGATGTTCTTGTTGATATAGATCTTCTTAGCGATGACCCTATTATTGTTGCTGGAAGCATTGATGCTGTTTCTAACTTCTCTGTTGAGACAAGCGGTTTGTTGCATCCTGATGCTGCTGAGATATTTTCTAGAGCACCTTATACTATGAATAATGCTGATTTAGCTACTCGTATTATGGGTCAGATTGTTTCTGGTATAAGACAGAAAACCCCGGGAACGACTAAAGCAACTGCTGTTAGCATGTTCTTAGCTGGCAATGATATTAGTGAAGAAACCATTGGCTTCATAAGATCTGTTGACCAGATAGGCATTGAGAACGCAATGCAATCATACTCTGCTCAAAAAGGCCCTAATAAAAACAGGAATGTTAATGAGTACATAAGCAACAATGGCTTGGACAAAAATGCTTTCTTCAACAAAACATTTGAAGAAGCTCTTGAGAATGAAAAGTTTCTTACTCTAATTCAAACAAACATATCCCCAGAAGCAAAGCAGATGTTAAATCAAATAGCTGCTGAAGGTGGTGTAAGTAATATTGAGGGTGCTTTTATTAAAGACCCTACTATTAAACAAGCTGTAATGAGTATTTTTTACGATAAGGTATCTAGTATAAGTGCTGGTACTCCTGTTACTCACATGCAAGACACAATAAGGCAGCTTGGCAAAAGACTCGGTGTTCAGAAAAATCCATCAACAGGTGAGTTAGAGTTTGTTAAACATCCTATTCTAAAGCTTGCACAATCTACTGTCCCCACCGCTGCTGGTCAGGCCGTTGTATCTCTTTCATATAAAGATATACAAAATGATGTAAGGGATAGAATTGTAAATAGCTTTGAAGGTAGATTTGATCTTTTAAATCCTCCTACAAAAGCTCAAGAATATATGTATAAAATGTTGAAAGATGTTGGTTCACAAAAGCTAGGTGGTACCACTATGCACTTTCAAGCTAATGAGTCTTTTGGTGGTGAGCCTTCATATAGCGTGTATGTTCAAGACAAGTATGGAAGAGCGCATTTGGTTAGCAACTCGTATACTTATGATTTTAAAGACAGCAAAGCTTATAAAGAGACTTACAAGGAAGTTATTAGTGAGCTTAAAACAGATAAAGCTAAACAGTTTTGGTCTATGTATGGACTAATGGATAAAGGTTTGGTTCAGTCTACTTTTGAATCTATGGAGCGAAATCGTACTGATTCTTCTCTTGATGGTTTAGTTAATGCTTGGAATGCTTTTAGTAGAGTTACTAACCCTTCTGCAAATTCTTGGTCTGCAAGTACAATAAGCCAAGAAGAAAAAGAAGAGTTTTTCTACATTGTTGATCGTTTAACTACTTTAGGCTGGAGATAATGAGCAATATTGATTGGGACTTTATAGGTCAAAAAGAAGGTAAACGTATTCTTAGTGGTTACGTTCCTAAAACTAAGAATATGAAGTCAGGTGTTACTATTGCTACTGGCTTTGATCTTGGTCAGCGCAACATTTCTGATCTTGCTGGATTGCCTCAAGATATTATAGATGCCTTGACGCCTTATCTTGGTATTAAAGGTGCGGCTGCTGAAGATCTTGCAACTGGCTTAAATGTATCAGATTCACAAGCCAAGATTATTGATGAGTTTTCTCATAGCGAAGTTTTGAATGACCTTAGGGGTAAATGGAAAGCTGCTACTGGTGAGTCATTTGATGATTTGCCAATGAACAAAGCCACGGTTATTGCCTCTGTTCGTTTTCAACATGGAGATCTTAAAACAGCAACACCTAACTTTTGGCGTGAAGTTACTAATGATGATTGGGTTAGTGCTGTAAAAAATTTACGAAATTTTGGGGATGAGTTTCCAACAAGGCGTAAAAGTGAAGCAGATTATTATTTGAGCAATATAGATCCAGAAACGCAAAAAAAAAGACTTGAGGACACCCTAGCCGTGACTGCTCCGGCAGATGCTCCTTCAAGACAGCTAACCAATGAAGAATTAATGTCTAAAGCGCAAGTTCAAATTGCTGAATCTAAAGAACCTGTTATCTCTGATCCAGACATACAAGACTTTCAAGTTGAAGTTGATTCTGATGATATAGAAACTGTTGATTTTGAAGGCGGTATAAAAACACCTATCAATACAGAAATAGCAGATTTTGATATTGCACAGACAAATGAGCAGCGTGCTTTGGAACAAGACTTTTATGATTCCCCAGAAGCTGTAGATCGCACTACAAAATCCAACAGTAGACTTCCTGATACAAAAGCAATAACTGATTCCTATACAAGTTTGTATGGTAAATCTGGTGAAGTTTACGGTAATAGAGTTCAGTCTAAATTTGGTAGTGATGACGAGTATGACTACGCTGTATTCGATGAGACATTTGATAATGTTTGGGGTGCAGCATTCCGTCAAAACAACTTTATTCCTGCAATAAGCAGAATGCTTGAATCAATGGATTCTCAGTATAAACCCGTTGAAGGATACGATGCTTTTAAGGACAAAGATTTAAAGTCTCAGCTTGGTGGTGATGAAGGTCTTTGGATGTTTCGTCATAGTGGAAGCCCAGCAGAGACACAGTTAAAGCTAGAAAGAATAAAACAAGATGCAGAAGATATGGCGTTTCTTTCTGCAACAGACAGCACTGGCGCACAGGTTGTAGCATCATTAGCTACACCAACTACATTACTGCCACTTGCTCCTGCTAGAGTTATGAAGATGGCATCTGGCGGTAAGCGTTTTGTAGGCGGCACTGCTTTTACCGGTGCTGCTTTATATCCAGAGCAGATGCTTATTGAATCTCAAAACGAAATTCGTGATGCGTCTCACTCTGCTCTAATGCTTAGTGCTTTAAGCCTTGTTGGTGGCAGTCTTGCTTATAAGTTTGGCGGTGTAAAACGAATGGTAGATTCTGATATGCCTACCAGCAGTGGTGGGGAACAAGTCTACAGATCTGCCGGGGCAAATGTTTCACCGGAACGTTATCGTCAAAGTATGTATGCTACTATGGAACAGGATGCGTTAAAGGAAACAGGTATAGGGCTAGAGAAGCTTCCTTGGAATCCTGTTATTCGTATGCTTAACAGTCCTAATCCATTTGTAAGAACAGTAGCAACTGGCCTGGTTGATACTGGTGGTATGATGCAAAAGAAAGTAGATGAGGGGCTGTCTATGGATCAGTCTGTTGAGTCTACTTTTAGAGCAAAGTATCTTGGCCCTCTTCGTCAAGCTCTTACTGAAGTAGACAAAACATATTTGGCTTATAGAGGTAAGGTGGCTTCTGATAGCGATATAGCTAGATCAGTTCAAATGTTAAGGACATCTGTTTCTGATAAGTTTAACCGAGCAGGAAGTCATATGACAGAAGCTCAGTTTAGAAATCGTATAGCAAGAGCTATGCGACGTGGTGATGTTGATAATGTTGGTGATGAAGCATCTGAATTTGTAACGGCTGCTGCTGGTCAATACAGAAAAATGTTTGATTTAGTTAAAAAAGAAGCCAACAATGTTAGATTGTTTGAAAGGCAGCTTGCAGAGGATATTGCAAAAGCAAAAGCAGCAAAAAATGTAAACAGGGTAAAGCAGTTAGAAGAAGCTATGGCAAAGCTTCAAGAACAAGGTGTGACTGCAAACAATGCTTTATCTTATGTCCCTCGTATCTTTCGTGTAGATAAAGTTATGGAACGCTCTAGTGAGTTTCTGTCAATTGTAGAACGTCATGCTGTTACATCTATGAAGATGTCTAGAGCATCAGCCAAGACTTATGCACAAAATGTAATGGATACAGTCACAAGAAGCAGACCTTATTTGGATCTTGATGATGCAACAAATCAATTGGACTTTATGATAAGCCCATCTGGAGCGAAAGCGTCTACATTAAAAGTTCCCGATGATTTACTTGAGGATTTTATTGAGAACGACATTGAGACATTGCTTCGGCATCATGTGAAGACTATGGGCATGGACATCGAGCTTACTGCTCGTTATGGCAGCATAGACATGAAGTCTGTTATTGATGAAGTAACACAAGAATACAACATTTTAATGGGTAAGGTTAGCAGTACGATAGATAATATAAAAACTGGCATCCCTGTTTCTATTAGGGTTTTTAGAGGTAGTGGAGGTAAGGGTAATGTTTCTTTTCAAGAGTCTGCTCTAGGAGATGGTTTATATTTTGCCACAAATGGTAAAACAGCATCTCGTTTTGGAAAAAACGTTGATGAAGTAAATATAAATTTAAAAAATCCACTAAAAATTGTTTCTGATTCTGATTTTGTTTCCTTACTAAGAGAAGCTAGTTTGAGTGCTACAGGCCCATTAAAAAAATTTGGTCTTTTGCCTGATCGCTTACTTGAAACAAAAAAAGCTTATGATGATTTTATGTCCTCTATGATAGAGAAAAGAAAAACCTTAAAGGGGAAAAAGGAAATTGATGCTTGGTTTAAGGAGTTTGACGCTAATTATAATAAAATTGCCGAACCTTATATGCTTTCAAGACGTGCTAACTTTAAAGCTCTTAGTCAATGGGCTAAAGAAAACGGATATGATTCTATATCAGTAAATTTTGGTGTTAGTGATTTTAGGCAAGCAACTAAAGGTAAACTTACTCCTATTAAGTTAATGAAAGAATATGACAATATTGTTTCTAGGTCACAAAAAAGCCAAATGTTAGAAGAAAATTTTTCTCACGATCAAATCTTTGTTTTTAATAAAAATTTT